AGCTATTAGAGCTGTTATGGATGCCTACCCCGGACAGATCGAGGGTAAGCATCTACCAGTTATAATTTGGGAAGGATACAGCCCTGTACCTTATCGCGACACCAAGGGCGTAGTCACGGTGGGTGTTGGTCAGACTGGTTACTGGGCTGATATTCCCTTCCCTGAAGTATTCGATCATTTCGAGCAGCAGGCGAGGCACCTGACGACAGACTTCGACCTCCTCCCTCAATCAGTACAAGACGCTATCGTGGTGGCTTGCTACCGTGGAGACTGGCAGATGTCCCCGCGCACTAGGCGGCTATTCAACAATAAAATGTACTTGGAAGCTGTCGAGGAGTGGTACGACAACGAGGACTACAGAGTAGCCTGCGCTCAGCGTAGCGGGGTGAAGGCGAGGTTTGAGTATGTCGGGGACGCTATCGAGAGTATGCACTGCGGAGAGGACTGATGCCAGCTAAGAAAGATTCAAGATTGGAAAGAGCAGGAGTATCGGGTTATAACAAACCTAAGCGTACCCCTAAGCATCCTACTAAATCACACGTAGTTGTGGCGAAAGAAGGCGATAAGATTAAGACCATACGCTTCGGACAGCAGGGTGTTTCAGGTTCTCCCAAGAAAGCCGGGGAGAGCAAAGCTGAACGTAAACGACGAGAGTCCTTTAAGGCTAGACATGCCAAGAATATATCCAAGGGTAAAATGTCTGCTGCTTATTGGGCCGATAAGGTTAAATGGTAATGAACTTTGATATCTCCCTACTCCCGTGGCAGGAAAAAGTATGGAACGATAACAGCAGATTCACAGTGATTGCGGCAGGACGGCGGACGGGCAAGTCTCGCTTCGCAGCCTACAAGATGATCTTCGCTGCGCTGACTAGAGAGAAGTGCGACGTGTTCTACATAGCACCAACTCAGGGACAGGCACGAGACATTATGTGGCATCTACTGCTAGAACTCACTGAGGGGCTGAGAACAAAGAGTAACGTCAACAACCTACAGGTCGAGCTGGTTAACGGTAGCCGCATCAGCCTGAAGGGCAGTGACAGACCGGATACGATGCGGGGTGTTGCCCTGCGTGCGGTTATCCTAGACGAATACGCTGAGATGAAGCCGGAGGTGTGGGACGAGATTATCCTCCCCGCCCTAGCTGACTTGAGAGGTGAGGCAGTGTTCATCGGTACGCCGAAGGGACGCAACCACTTCTATGATCTCTACCACTACGCGGACACGGGTGAGGACGAAGCCTACAAGGCATGGCACTTCACCACATACGACAATCCGCTGGTAGCGAAGGAAGAGATCGACTCAGCACAGAATCGAATGTCCAGCCATGCATTCCGACAGGAGTTTATGGCATCGTTCGAAGCAATCGGTAGCGAAGTCTTTAAGGAAGAGTGGGTTAAAATTGATGACGAGGAACCCATGACCGGAGACTTCTATATCGCTTGCGACCTTGCAGGCTTTGAGCAGGCAGGGGCTAAGAGGAAGCGTAGGCGTGATAATAGCGCCTTTGCTGTCGTCAAGGTGAACGAGGACGGCTGGTGGGTTGCGGACATCGTAGCGGGGCGCTGGACGGTCGAGGAGACTGCTCAGACGATCTTCGACTTGATAGCCGAGTACAATCCTGTCGGTGTTGGCATTGAGATGGGTATTGCAAAGCAGGCGGTGATGTCACCCCTGTTCGAGTTGCAGAAGCGATCAGGTCGCTACTTCCCCATCAAGGAGCTAACGCACGGTAATCAGCGAAAGACGGACAGAATCATCTGGGCCTTGCAGGGTAACTTCGAGCAAGGACGTATAACGCTAAACAAGGGCGAATGGAACAGGCAATTCTTAGATGAGCTATTCCAGTTCCCTGACAAACTAACGCACGATGACATGGTGGACGCGCTGGCATACATTGACCAGCTTGCCAAGGTTAGCTACGTAGACTATCGAGACCTCGACGATGAGGACGACTACGCGGCTCTCGACGAAATCTCAGGATACTAGGAGCGACAATGCTTAATAAAGATGATAACTTGCTAGGAGCCAGTCTTACTAGCTGGGTACTAGACAAGGTAGAAGAGTGGGAACAGCACTACATCTCCAACTATCAGGAGAAGCACCTTGAGTATGACCGCCTGTGGCGCGGCATCTGGGCGGAGAATGACAAGACTCGTCAGAGCGAGCGCAGTCGTCTCATATCGCCAGCAAGCGCACAAGCCGTAGAAGGCAGTGTAGCCGAGGTGGAAGAGGCCATATTCGGCAGAGGCGAGTTCATTGACATCCGCGATGACTTCCAAGATCAGGACTCTAGCGATATTGTAGCTATGCGTGCTGCCCTGATGGAGGACTTTGAGAAGCGTGGGTTCCGTAAGACGTGCGGCGAAGTGCTTATTAACGCTGCCGTGACGGGTACGGGCATCATGGAACTGGTACTGGACGAGGTGGTAGAGAAGGCTCCGGCATCTCAGTCCGTCGATCAGTACACTAAGGCTGTCGGAGTGATGTCAAAAGAGAAGGTTGTGGTCGATTACAGGCCCATCCATCCTCGTAACTTCCGCATTGACCCTGCTGCTGTGTCCATTGAAGGCGCTCTGGGCGTGGCAATCGACGAATACGTACCTACTCATCAGGTGGAGCTGCTTCAAGAGAGCGGCGTTTACCGCGATGACGTGATGGTCGGCGTGTCCTACACGGAAACTTCGCTGGAAGCTGACCAGAATCTGGCGGCTCAGGCTCACAGCAAGTGCCGACTCATCAAATATTACGGCTTAGTGCCGACAGAACTGCTCGATGCGGACAAAGACACCGAGGGAGACGACCCGTTCGACGGTTATGACATCGAAATGCCGGACGTAGAGAAGACTTACTACACTGAAGCTATCGTCGTCATCGACGCTACCAGTGGAGAACTGCTAAAAGCCGAGAAGAATCCGTTTATGATGGGTCAACGCCCCGTCGTATCGTTCCAATGGGACTGCATGCCGGGTGTTTTCTACGGTAGAGGCGTTGTCGAGAAGGGCTATAACAGCCAGAAGGCTATTGATTGCGAGTTACGGGCACGAGCAGACGCTCTGGCGCTGACCGCACACCCAATGTTAGCCGTAGACGGCACTAGAATGCCCCGTGGCATGAACGCTAAGGTGGTTCCGGGTAAGACTCTGATCACTACAGGGGACCCCAACACGATACTTCGCCCATTTAAGTTCGGTGAAGTGAGTGGAATCACGTTTAATCAGGCAGAAGCACTGGAGCGCATGCACCAGAGGGCTACCGGCGCTATAGACACCGCTGGACTGCCTCAGGAGATCGGAGACGCACGTTCTGGAGCCGTTAGTATGGCACTAGGGGGCGTGATAAAGCGTCATAAGCGCACGCTCATGGCGTTTCAGAACGATTTTCTAATCCCTGCCGTGGAGATGGCGGCATGGTTGTACATACAGTACGACCCTGAGCGCTTCCCCGCCAAGGATTACAAGTTTGTCGTGTCAGGCAGCATGGGAATCATGGCTAGAGAGTTCGAGACTAGCCAACTGACCACACTGCTGAGCACTACGGGTAAGGAAAGCCCGGCGTACCTGCCCCTGATAGAGGCAATCATCAACAATATGCACCTGAACAACAGGGAGCAGTTGATCGCTACTATCCAGAAGGCAGCACAGCCCGACCCGCAGCAGCAAGAGGCTGCTCAGCGTCAGGCACAGCTACAAGAACAGTTACTCCAAGCTCAGATCGCCGCATTCCAAGCACAAGCGAACGAGAGCAACAAGAGGGCAGAGAAGTACGAGGCAGAGAAGCGTGCTATCCCGATTGAACTGGAGAATGATAGAATCGCAGCCATTAGCAAGCAACTCGCTGCTGGCAGTGACGACGACAAGGAGTTCTCACGGCGCTTTAAGGAGGCTGAGCTTAACTTAGCCAACCGTAAGATGCAGTTAGAAATCCTTGAATCAGCAACTAAGAACGGGGCAATTCCATTCGATGAAGGAACCCCGACAGGAGTACCAGTAGATGACACCAGTAGTCAAGAAAGAGGATTTGCAGAGGATAGTCGACCAGATCAACGGACGCTTTGAGTGGTTTACCAATAAAGTAAACGAGCTTGAGCACCGTATCAAGGAACTTGAAGACAGCAAGCAACCCAAACCAACTACTAAGAAGTAAGGAGTACACATGGATAACTTCAACATTGAAGTCCAGAAGGCGTTAGAAGATATGTTCGCAAGCGAAGGCTGGCGATTCTTTCTTGAGGACGTCACCGCCAATAAGAATGGTATTAACCATCTCGATGGGATTGAAGGCGATCAGATGTTAGGCTTCCGGCAAGGACAAGTCAGCATCCTCAACTCAATCCTAGCATACGAGGATGCGATTCGCACTGCCTCAGAAGTGGATACAGAGGAATGATTATCTGTATCGACGTGACCTGCGAAGCGGGGCATACCACGGAAGTCTTTGTTGACTCGAAGACGACCACAATGGAGTGTCCGGTGGAAGGGTGTGAAGTAACAGCGAAGCGTATCATAAGTCCCGTACGTACCTCTCTAGACCCGATCTCAGGGGATTACCCCGGAGCCACGATGAAGTGGATGGCGAATAGAGAGAAACAGATGGCGGTGGAAAGGAAGGCAGTCGAACGACACGGTCCTACGGCAGCGTGGGATGTAGCACGTGGCGGGCGATAACCGCAATCCTATATGCTTCTCCATAATGCAAACAGCACGGAGTTTTAACAATGGCAATGATAGATGATCCAGCAGATAAGTCACCAAAAGCAGAACCGGGGACTACCGAGTTCTCTCTAGAAGATGTAGCAAGCACCGCGACTGAGGAGTCGAGACCTACGGGAGCTACTATGGACGCAGAGGAACTTCCTGAGAAATACAGGGGCAAGTCGCCTGCCGAAATAGCGCGTATGCATCAAGAACTTGAGCAGCGTTTCGGACAACAGGGCAATGAGGTTGGTCAGTTACGGAGAACACTTGATGAGTTTGTACTTAGTAAGCTGAACGAAGGGACGGATAAAAAGGAACCTGAACCCACTCTTACGGACGATGATTTCTTTGCTCGACCTACCGAGGCAATAAACAAGGCATTGGCAATGAACCCTGAGATTCAACAGCTCAAGACACTTGCCGCCCAACAGAGGCATCAAGCCTCACAAGCACAGCTTGCAAGCAAGCATCCAGACTTTATGGAAGTGCTGAAGTCCCCAGACTTTAATAGCTGGGTACAAGGCAGTACGATTAGACAACGGATGCTGAAGGAAGCTGATGCTACTTACGACCTGACGATAGCTGACGAGTTGTTCACGGAATACAAGAACACTCGGAAGAAAGTGTCTGACGATGTCGTAGAGCAGGAAAAGACTGCTCGGAAGGCAGAAGTAAAGAAGGCTTCTACCGGAACTGCGAAAGGCGCACCCGCTGGACGTAGCTCTAAGAAGGTGTTTAGACGACAAGACATTGTTGAACTAATGAGAACCAACCCATCCCGATACGAGGCGCTCGCTCCTGAGATCAGGAGAGCGTACGCAGAAGGGAGGGTTAAATAACCTATGGAGAACTAAGGAATGGCAACTTCAACTTACCCAACTATGACTGGCGCTACTGGTCTGACCGAAGCGGATACTTTTATCCCCGAACTCTGGTCTGACGAGATCAAGGCTACCTACGAGAAGAACCTTGTAGCCGCTAATCTGGTACGCAAGATCAAGCACAACGGCAAGAAGGGCGACACGATTAACATCCCAGCCCCGACCCGTGGCAGTGCCAATCAGAAGGCAGAGAACACTGCTGTTACCCTGATTGGTAACGTTGAGAGCAACGTCGCTGTTGTTATCGACCAGCACTGGGAATACTCAAAGCTGATCGAGGACATCGTAGGCGTTCAGGCACTCGACAGCATGCGTCGTTTCTACACTGAAGACGCTGGTTACGCTCTGGCAACCAAGATCGACTCTTTGATTCTTGAGCGTGGCAAGTACCTCGGTGACGACAACGGCTCAGGCTCTGACTGGGTTCACAGCAACTCTTTCTACGTAGACGCTTCCACTGGTCTTACTGCTTACGCGGTAGACACTGTGACTACTTCTGACGTAGTAACTGCTGCTGGCATCCGTGCCGCCGTTAAAGAGCTGGACGACGCAGACGTTCCGATGAACGACCGCGTTTGGGTTATCCCTCCCAGCGTTAAGAGCACCATGTTCGGAATCTCTGACTTCATCAGTCAGGACTTCGTATCCGGTCGTCCGGTTGAGAATGGTAACTTCGGCTCCATCTACGGCGTCGACCTGTACCAGACCACCAACTGCCCGGAAGTGGAAACTGCTACAGCTAACACTGCTGGTGATCGACTGATCGCATCCATGATGTTCCATCGTGATGCCATCATACTCGCTACCCAGATGGACGTCCGTTCGCAGACTCAGTACAAGCAAGAATACTTGGCTGACCTGCTGACCTCCGACGTACTGTTCGGTGTACATGAATTCCAGCAAGAAGCTGGTGTCGTAATCGTAGTCAACGACTAATAAGTAGACTACACACGGGGCGTCCACTAGGGCGTCCCGTCCTAATTCAAATTCAGGAGACTATGCGTGAGCGACTATACTAAGACTACGAACTTCACAGCGAAAGACGCGCTGGCCTCTGGCTCGCCTGCGAAGCTAGTGAAAGGGGTCGACTTCGATACAGAGTTCGATGCCATTGCGACAGCGGTCGCCACTAAGATCGAGGCAGCATCAACAGACACGCTGACTAACAAGACTATCAACACTGCCAGCAACACGATCACAATCGTAGAGGCAGACATCAGCGACCTTGGCAGTTACACCACTGCTTCCAGCACTGACACGCTGACTAACAAGACTATCAACCTGACCAGCAACACTGTGTCTGGTACGACTGCTCAGTTCAACACTGCCCTGAGCGACGGTAGCTTTGCTACGTTGGCAGGTACTGAGACGCTGACTAATAAGACAATCAATACAGCAAGCAATACGATTACTATCGTTGAGGCTGACATCAGCGACTTGGGGAGCTACATCGAAGCAGCTACCACCGATACGCTGACTAACAAGACTATCAATCTGTCTAGCAATACTGTTTCGGGTACGACTGCCCAGTTCAATACAGCACTGAGCGATGGCAGCTTCGCCACTCTGGCGGGTACTGAGACGCTGACTAACAAGACTATCACGTCACCGACTATGACGGGTACTCCGGTGGAGGACGTGTACGCTTGGACTAGCACTACTGGGTCTGTGACCGACGAGCTTGACCCTGACAACGGCAGCATACAGACAGTGACGCTGACAGGTAACATCACATCGCTGACCGATAACATAGCCGCAGGCGAGGCCATCACGTTAATGGTCGACGACGGTACAGCATATACGATTACATGGCCCACGATGACTTGGGTTAATAACGCAGGAAGCGCACCAACGCTGGCTACTTCAGGCTATACGGTGATTGCGCTCTGGAAGGTAAGCACTACACTTTACGGTGCATTAGTGGGAGACGGAACATAATGTTATGGCATAAGATACAAGGCGCTGGTGGCGTTGGTGGTACTGCTGAAATAACCTTTGTCGGAGCTGTTACTTATAGCTCAAGCGAACGCTTTTTTGGCACTAGCTCTACTGGTTGGAATAGCAACCCCGACTATGTGGACATTGAAAGCATAGCTCAAGATGGAGACTTAGTTGTTCTTGCTGTATCTCTTGACAATGGAACAGATAGTAGCTGGACTTGGGGAACGGGAGCGACCTTTACCAATATCTGCGCTCAAGACGCTCTTGTCAGGAACCAGACCCTGTATCGCTTTTGGCAGACTGGAGACACCAATCCAGCGCCAGATGCTGCTTCTGGATATAACGGCCTAAGCGTTGTTGCTGCAGTGTTTAGAGGGGTATCCTCGTACTTATCCTGTGGGTCAGCAACTAACTCTACGGGTATGCCAGACCCTCCAAGCCTCGCTCAGTCTGGAACAAAGTTATGGGTAGCTACAGGACACTTGGACGATGATGATGTAACCATGACTGCTCAAACTAATTTTACAATGGCAGGAGCAGATAGTGGCACTAGCACAGGTACTTCATCAACAGGCATAAGCTATTGGATAACTGATGCACAAACAACCGTTGACCCTGCTGCTTTTGGAGGCGGTGGGGATGATGATTGGGTAGCAAGAACAATAGCTTTCGACTAGGAGAAATTAAATGTACGTAAAAGCACCCAATAATGTTGCCGAGACTTATCCGTACTCAATCGGTGACCTTAGACGCGATAACCCGAACACTTCATTTCCTAAAGCGCCAACAGATACATTGCTGGCTGATTGGGATATGCACCCTGTGACTATAGCTCAAGACCCTGCTTATGACCCAATAACGCATAAAATAGTAAACGATGCGTTGCCTACTCTAATAGATGGCGCATGGATTCTTGCTAAGTCTGCTGTTGAGATGACGCAGGACGAGAAGGATGCATACAGGGCAAAAACTGTTAGGCAATACGAACTGGCAGTGCAAGATCACATGGATGTGGTAGCCGGTCAGAGGAACTACGATTCTATGTTATCGGCGGCAACTTATGCTGCTTCTAAGAATGGAAGATACGGTCTTGAAGGTAAGGCTTGTGTCGACTGGAGGGACGACGTATGGGATACATGCTATGCTATCCTATCGGACGTTGAGGCGGGAAACAGAACACCGCCCACGGTAGAGGAGCTAATCTCTGAGCTACCGACAATGGTGTGGCCTGTTATCTAATAACACTGTCGTTCTACACGGAGGTAGGAGTGACTAAACAACCAAGTAATGGATACAGGATGGACAGGACTATCAGCGTTATGAATATCATAGCGGTGTTGACGGTAGGGCTGTCTGGGTTTGGGGCGTATGACGCATTGACAGACCGAATAGCTAAGCTAGAAAGCACGGTAGATTTCCAGCTTAGGGTAGACGAGGCACAGGACGCGTCTCTGCTACGGTTCAGGTCTGAGATGAAGGAACGTACCCAGCAAATCAATGACAAGTTAGATCGCTTAATCGAGCGATTGGGAGGTGGATAGGCGTGAATAAGCTGAGAGCGCTTCTGAGCCTGTTTAAGCAAGGTAAACGAGTAGCCAATGTTGAGGCATGGAAGACAGGACAAATGAGCGTAGAGGCCGTCTCAGGGCTTCTAATGGCTATTGTCGCAGTCTTCGTAGTCTTCAGCGGGTATGAGGTGGAGGTGAATGGTGAAGAGATCGGCGCGATTGCTACTGCTCTGGTCACTATTGTGCCTGCCTTTGCTGGGCTGTGGGGCGCTGTCTCAACAGTCATTACAACGAATAAGGTCGGCTTGCGAGCTGACAGCGAGTAGAGAAGAGATTACAGCGATCACTTACTATACGGTGGGCGGTCGCTGTCTACTACAGAAACTTTAGGAGAATACTATGAAGTGGTTTGGAATTATACGTGCAGTGCTATCGTTACTACCTTCCATTATCGTCGCAATACGGGCGTTAGAAGAAGCCATCCCCGGTGAGGGTAAGGGTGAACAACGTCTGGCAGCGCTTCGCTCCATACTGGAGACTACCTACGAAGCAGCAGACGATGCCGTGGCTGAGTTTGAGAGCGTATGGCCCGTGATCGCCACCTCCGTAGGCGTGCTGGTCAAAGTGTTCAACGACACAGGCTGGGGCAAGAACGACTAATGGAAGTTTTGATAGTCGGCGGTGGGCCGAGTGTAACTAGGGGACAACTAGATTCGGTAGCCCAGTGGCGGGACATGGACGATTCGCGTCGTGTCATGGTGGTGAACAAGGGTGTGGAGCATCTACCGTGGGCCGATTATCTATTTAGCCGCGACACGCGGTTCCTAAAGTTTTATGAGGAGGTGATCTCTAGTTTCTCAGGGCAGCTAGTGGTTGGTAACTCCACCATCACCCCAGAGGGCTGTCGAGTCTGCACGGTGGTTGCGTACATATCAGGTGCTGCGGCCATCGAAGCAGCGCAGGCGCTAGGCGCTACGACAATATACCTGATCGGAGCAGACGGACATCACAAGGGAGGTGCTCATTGGTTTGAGAACTACGAGAGATTAGCCAACGCTCCGAACTATCAGAAGTTTAATGAATACTACGAGGACGCTATGAGACAAGTCAGCGTCCCTGTGTGGAACTTATCACCGGGCACGGCAATCACAGCCGTACCTACTAAGGACATTAACGAGGTACTGGATGGCACGGAAACAGATAGCGCAGACAAGACCTAGTGGCACGACAGCTACCACGTTCATTCAAGAGGACAGACCTTGGACGGTTGATCTTGTAATGGTGACTAACACAGGAGCTGTGAGTGCTGACGTAAGCCTCTACCATGATGCTGATGGCACCACCTACGACACGTCCACAGCGATATTATACACGATTTCTGTCGCAGTTGGGGAAGTATATATGATTGAATTTGCGGCCCCTATACGCAACATAGACAGGTCTGGTAGCCTCGGCGTGCAGGCAAGCGTAGCAGATACGCTGACGATTACAGCATTCGGTGAAGTGGAAGGGGAGCGACAGTAATGCCTATAAGCAAGATACCCAGCACTACTGCATTAGACTCCGTAACGATTGGCAGTATATCTACCGACTACGGTAATGCTTCTACGGACAACTCGACGACTACCCCGCTAGCTGGCGACGCTACGTACACCGGCACAGGGGAACAAAACGATTTCCCAGAAGTATTAGTTATGTCCAAGGCTGACGTAGCTGGGACGCTGTACTTCGACTTCTCTAGTGACGGCACGAACTGGGACAGTACATACCCTACATCAGGTTATGCATGTTCGGCAGGGGTTACAGAAGTACATAGAGCAGCGGTTGGCGGTAGATACTTCAGAGTACGCTACGTCAACGGGTCGTCAGCTCAATCGTACTTCAGGCTCACTACGTACAACACCGCAGGCATAGGACAGCTATCTGCAGCATATAATCAGACTATGGGGCTAGATAGCGACGCTATCGCTACACGTCCTTCTAGCTTTCAAGACGAAGTTAAGCTAGGTAGACGCTCAGGAGTAACAGGGTGGAATAAGTTTGGATACCATTCAGGACTGACAGCCGCTTCGGGAGATCAGTTGGTTACAGCAGGCAGTATCACTACACTGCCTACGATACTAACGACAGCAGATACGTTTGACATTGCATACGATGGTACGGGTGGAGGCTCTACGGACGGCTCAGGAACGACTGGAGCAACGTCTTTGGTAATATACTACTTAGATGCTAACGGTCAGTCAGCTACGGCTGTACATGCTCTAGGCACTGACGGTTCGGATACTACGTCCTTCACTGGGCTGGGAATCAATCGAGTAGCTGTGTACGCCTCTGGTACGGCTAATGTGAACAACTCGGACATAACGATCACAGCCACTACAGGCGGTAGCGAGCAGGCGTTCATACCAGCAGGCGGCAGTGTTACTCAGCAGCTCTGGTTCCACACGCCCACGGACTCTAAGGGGGTACTGAAGGATATCTTCCTAGCAGCTAACAAGCTGTCAGGTAGCTCCCCGAATGTGATCTTCAAGATATGGGCGTACAACAGGGGTGTGGATACGGCCTACGAGATATTCAGGTATACGATGGACACCGGCTCTACTAACCAGCTAGTGTATGCGGATAAGGTTGGGTTCGGTGTGTCGGCAGGAGACGTAATATACGTAACAGCAGACACGGATACAAACAGTACGGTGGTCGAGGGGAGATTCTCCTTGAACGTCTATCAGAATCAATAAGGAGGCATCATGCCATTAAATCCAGTTGGGGTACTAGACGCTCCACTATTCGACGCAGCCGGTACGTACATCGGTGGCAGTCGTGCTATTGAGCAGGGCGCTCAGACGCTAGGAGCAGCAGCAGGCGGTGGGCTGTCGGGTACTATCGGTTCTGGCTTTTTCCAGTTCAACCCGATACTGGCAGTGTTCTCATACTTGGCGAATAAGTGGGATATCTTCGGACTATCACCAGACATGCCTAAGTTCGACGACCTGACTCCAGAGGAGCAAGCCGTTGTACTAGAGAATGGCTACAACGACATGATGCGTGAGCAGGGTGTGAATGCAGACGGTATGCAAGACACTGAGGGCGTTATGTCATTCTCGCCAGAGATGATGCTTGACTACTACGAGAAGGTACGAGATGTCGTAGGCGAAGAAGGCGTTTCTACGATGGACGAGATCGTGGATGACTTGCAGAGCAGCGACTTCGACAATGAGTTACTGTCTCCACAGCAAGACCTTATCGACATGAACATGGACTCGAACTCAGAGAACTTCTACGAGTCCATTACGCTTGCCGAGCAGACCCCTGTCGATCTAACGAGAGAGCAGGTGGACGATATCGCCCAGCGTGTGTACATCAACGGTGAGAACGCACAGGACGTACTTAACGAGTACGGAGTGCTAGTAGACGGCGCTACGTTCGACCCTGCTACGGCTATGGACGCAGGCGGCTCGGTCATGGACCGCATCAATGTCATCGACTCTAGCGAAGCTGGCGGTGGCGGTGGTGGCGACATTGGCGGCGGTAGTAGTGATGCTGGTGGAGATGCCGGTGGTGACCCCGGCGGCGATGCCGGTGGCGTGATAGGCGAACCTACTAACGAGTGGATATATGACGAGGCTAATGGCGTAATACGAAACACCGGAGACGGGACTGAATACCCCGTAGGTGACAGGCCTGACTGGGCTTCTGAGGACTTAGTAGACGGTCAGATATACACTGGACTGCCTATTGATGTTGGAGGCGGTGGGTACTGGCCTGAGCATGTGTCTCCCGGCGAAGTCGGCGACGGCGGTGGTAGCGATACCCCTGACGTAATCATAACTCCAGACTTAGGCGACGGTGGAGGCGGTAATGACACTGTAGACGGTGGCGGTCCCGGTACAAGGCCTGACACTATGATAGGTGGCGGCGGTAATGATGTTATAGACGGCGGTGCAGGACGTGGCGGTAGCCCCGGAGGCCGTCCTGAAGATGTTATCGACCAACCCGCCGAACCTCCCGATAACGGTGATGGTAATGACACTGTAGACGGTGGCGGGGATGGTACCGGAGGCGGAGACGGCGCTGGAGACGGCACTGGAGACGGAGACGGTACTGGAGACGGTACTGGAGACGGCACTGGCAGCGGCATCGGTAATGATGCACTACGGCGTGCCTACGAGGGACTGTTCTCAGACGCACACAGCGGGTTCTGGTTCCCTAAGATTGGCGGCTATGGTTCTTTTTGGAGGCCTTAATGACATATTTAGACTTGGTAAACAGCGTAATGCGTAGGCTCCGTGAGACTGAAGCGTCTACATGGAACGAGAACAGCTACTCTACGATGGTAGGTGACTTCGTAAACGACGCCATGATACACGTACAGAACGCTCACAACTGGTCACAGCTAATCACTGAGATCACAATCACTACTACTGCCTCGGACGATACTGAGGTTGTAGAGACTCTCGGAGAGCATGGTCAGATATGGCACGTGCTCAACGACACGCAGAACACTAAGCTGCGTATGATGGATAGAGGCACTATGAAGGTGCAGAAGTCACTGTCTGGTAATCCTTCTGGACCGCCTACGCACTATGCAAGCTATGCGCAGGCTACGGACGGGGACTTGGAGATTCAACTCTACCCTACTCCTGACGCAGTGTACACCCTGTTAGTGCTGGGTAAGAAACATCAGGCACGTATGACAGACGACGCTGACGTACTACTCGTACCAGCAGACCCTGTTATACAGTTCGCCTACGCTTACTGCTTGGAAGAGCGGGGCGATACAGGCGGAAGTAATAACATGACGCAGATGCAGAGAGCAATGGAATCGCTGGCAGATGCTGTCGGACTAGACATACAACGCGACCCTACACTTGGAGTTTGGGAGACTATTTAATGAGATCAAAGCAGCAACTGGCAGTCGCTCAGGTAAACCCCGGACAGTTCGGGCTGAATACGCAAGACGCTCCACGTCTGCTGCCTGACGGTTTCCTGACTAAGGCGGATAACTGTATCATCGACAAGCAGGGACGTATCGCGGCTCGTAAAGGCAGGGAGTATACTACTACTTCGGGCGGTACGTCCTCGGCTATCGAGGCAATATTCGAGGCAGAGTGGGACGACGGAACGACCACTATGTTCTCTGTAGGGGCTAACAAGGTTTACACAGGCACAACTACGCTAACAGACGTCACTAACGGACAGACCATTACAGACAATGCGTGGCAGATTGTGCAGTTGCAGGAGATCGTGTACTTCTTCCAAAGTGGTCACGCCCCGCTGCAATACGATAAAGGCGTTGGTACGTTAGAACTTGTAACGGCACACTCGAACTACGTCGGAACCGTAGCTCAGGGGACGTGCGCGTTGTCCGCCTTTGGTCGGCTGTGGACGGCTAAGGACGACACGGTTTACTGGAGCGATCTCCTGAACGGTGTCAACTGGGGAGGCGGTACGTCTGGTAGTATCGACTTGTCTACTGTGTTCCCGCAGGATAAGGACACTGTGACAGGACTGGCATCGCACAACGACTTCCTCGTGATCTTCCTGACTAGGAACATCCTGATCTACAGGGAGGCAGACAGCCCCGCTACGATGAGTATACAGGACGTGGTTAGTAACATCGGCTGTCAGCACCGCGATACGATCATCAATACAGGACAGGACATTATATTCCTAGACAAGACTGGTGTAAGATCGCTAGGCAGGACGATTCAAGAGAAGAGCAGCCCCATCGGGAGCATAAGCCGTAACGTAAACACCGACCTTATATACTGGGTAGACAACGAAGCAGACCCAGTCAGGGCGGCATACAGCAGGACGAACAGGTTTGTGGTGTACTTCTTCCCTACAGCAGAGATTGCGTACGTATTCGACGTTCAGCAGCCTCTAGAGGACGGTAGCTGGAGAGCTACTCGCTGGTCTAACTGGCCTATTAACTGCGGGTACGAGGCAATCGACGGTACTTTCTACCTCGGTGCAGTTAACGGGTTGCAGCACTACAGCGGGCTGTATACGGACGAGGGCGGCAGCTTTGATATGACTATCAGAGCGCCTCACAAGCAGTACACGGAACAGATGGTACTTCTAATACCTAAGACCTTATCGGTGGTGATAGAAGGCGGTAACGTAAACAGTAGTCAGGTTGAGTGGTCGTTCGACTACAATGAAGGATACAAGACCGTGACATACACGACTCCGGGAGCGACACAAGCGGAGTTTGGAACAGCGGAGTTCGGAGTGGCTCAGTTCTCTGGCGGAGCTGGTAATTCAAGACAACGTGTAAACATCTTCGGAAGCGGGTTAAGCCTATCATACGGTTGGCAGACCTCAATCAACGGAACAGAGTTAGCCGTTCAGGAGGTTGACATTCACATGATAACAGGAAGGGTATATTAATGAGTTGGATAAGCGATCTACTAAGTGGTGGCGCTCAGTGGTGGGTAGCCGATCAGGCTAATAATAACTATCAAGACGCCTTTAACGCGAACATCACCTCACTACAGACATTGCAAAACGAAGCCCGTGACTACAATGACGAGGGTACTTTTACGCCGGTTACTGTCACTCCTGATACTACTACTAACTATGGGGGTACTGCACCTACGGCTCCGACAGCACCTACTTTGGTAACTACTGGTAGCAGCGGCTACTCAGCTCCAGCGACAGGCCCTACAGGCTACAGTACCGTTAATGGCTACACGCTGGGCAGCCAGCCGACTGGTTACACTAATGGCTACACGCTGGGAGCACAGCCTACAACTGCTACTAACAGCTATACCGCTGGCATGGGACCGGGTAGTATCGCGTCTTCATACGTAGCAGGACAGGCTCCTAGTGGCGTTACGTCCAACTACACGGCAGGGCCCACGGCTCAGCTTGGTGGTGTGAATGTAAACTTACCGGGACGGTTTCAGGGCGGTGTAGGAGGTCCAGCTAACGTATCACTGAACGGTATGCTCGGATTCTCTGGGTTCAATATACCACAGACTGCTAGTGCTGCACAGTACAACGCACCGGGACAGGTTAATACGAACTTGCAGCAGTCCGCGCTGTACAATGCACAGGCACAGTCTCCGCAGTATTCGCAGGGACAGATCGCTAGTGGTCTACTGGGCGGTCTAACTGCACAGGACGCGCTGTCACAGCTAGGCGGCGGTACAGGACGCAGCGAGCAAGAAATATACGACATGCTAGAAGGCATGCAGTCTGGTGATCGTGAGCGTGAGCGTCTTGCTCTGCGTGACGAACTGGCTGCACAGGGACGACTAGGCACTGCCTCTAATGCGTACGGCGGTACACCGGAAGAATTGGCACGTGCTAAGGCTGTAGAGGAGGCGCGAGGCGCTAACGCTATGCGTGCGTTCCAGCTTGCAGGTGAAGAGCAGGGACGATTGGCAACACAGCGCTTACAGGCTATGGGTCTGGGCGAAGAGTCCGCAGGTCGTCAGAATCAAAACTTACTCCAGAGCTTTGGCTTAGGCACTGAGTCTCAGAACGCTGCTACGAACCTGACTAACGTACTGGGCGAGCAGGCACTGCAAGGACGCTCCATCGGTAATCAGTTCCAGCAGGGGCTGCTTAGTGCTGCTCTGAATCAGCGTGGTCAGGACGTACAGGCTGGTACGAGCATGGCAGGCATCAACAACCAGTATAATCTGGGGATGTTCGGCGCTCAGACCAACGCTCAGGCACAGCAGGCTGCGGCTACTAACGCTTACAATCAGGTTATGGCACAGCTATACGGTACGGACGTGGGCGCTGCTACGCAGGCTCGTGGTCAGGACGTACAGATGCAGAACGTGTTGGCTAACGTGTACGGCACGGACGTAAACGCTGCTGTACAGCAAGGACAGCTAGGACTAGAAGCAGACCGTAACACTATCGCCCAGTATCAGGCACAGCAGACAGCACAGGCTGAGCAGGGACGACAGGCTTTACAGGCTGCTGGTATTAACATCGATGCGTTCCGCGCAGGAGATGCGGCTGCACAGGCTCAGGGAGCACAGGCGCTACAAGCTGCCGGTATTAACGTAGACGCCTACAGAGCTGCTGAGCAGGCTAGTCAGGCACAGTCACAGCTTGGTCTACAAGCAGGACAGCAAAGCATAGATGCCTTTAATGCCTACAATCAGGCTCAGTTCCAGCAGGGACAGCTAGGCGTTCAGGCGGGACAGCAAGGTATAGATGCCTTTAATGCTTACAATCAGGGACAGTATCAGCAGGGAATGCTAGGCGTTGAGGCAGGTAATCAGAACATTACCGCATTCAATGCTTTCAACCAAGCGCAGCAGGAAGCAGCACGGCTTGGGTTACTGGCAGACCAGAACGCTATATCGAACTACAATGCTCAGGCTAATTACAATATCGGTATGGGCGGAGTAAACAATACTGCGTACGCCAATTCGTTCTTGAGCGATAGGCAGGCTTTTGACTATGCTCAGTTGAATGCTGAGACACAGTTGAACTCCGAGAGGAACCAACTGGTAGCCGAGGGCTATGCACAGACGGCTGGCATGAACGAAGCTACGCTGGCACAGCAGGCAGCAGAGGCACAGATGAACTACGAGCTAGGCAACAATCAACTGATTGTTGACATGCTCTTAGGTACTATCAACGATCAGACGGGGCAGACAGTAAATACTGGACTGCTAGAGCAGTGGTTCCCCGGACTATTTAGCGGCTAGGAGTTAGAATATGTTAGATGGATTGTTCAACATTCAGAAGATATACGCTGATATGATGGACGCCAATAAAGTAGAAGACCCTTTCGAGAAGTACACTCGTCAGGGTCACTCTGCTTCAATGGCGGGTATCAAGGCAGCGCAGGACAGGACTCGTAACAGGTTAGGCCTGTTCACTCCTCAGCAGCAGTTTAATCAGGCTGTGAGTCAGATTTACCCTAATGCTCCTGACTATAATCAGCAGATGATGACAGCGGCTCAGAGGAATGCTCCAGCTTTCGTACCTCAGCTTGCACAGGCTCAGACTATAATGCAGCAGCAGAGAGTAGACAGGGCAGAGCAAGAGCGTCAAAGAAGATTTCAGGAAGGAGTGCAAACCGAGCAGGGTAGACTTGCAGCTCTTGCGGCTGGCCGAGCTAATCGGGAGGAAGCACGAGCACAGCAATTGCATGAGTATGAATTACGTCAATTACAAGCTCAAGCGACATTGTCTGAGATGCAGCTAACGGGAGAAATTCCAGAGACTGTGGACGTACATGCGGTGGAGACGTTTCAGAACGGTACTGTGCTTATAGCTACAGACGATGGTCAAACCTTCGTACGTGACCGCGCTGGAAATAAGCTAACCGGAGAGGAGGCTGCTAAGGCATTAGAGCAGGCTAGGACTGACGAGATGGACTTTGAAAGTAGGGCCTTACTACAGAAGGGAATCGCTGAGGCGGAAGTTAATACCTTCAATAAAGCCGTTTCAGACGCTGAAGATGCGTTAGGTGGTCTTGCTGAAGCGTATCGTATCAGGGAACTCCTAGAACTCGTCGATACTGGCGCATGGGAAGCTGGTAAGTTACAGGCTAAGCTACTGTTTGGATCTGAAGGGGTAGATTGGGACAGTGTTAACAATGCAGTAGAACTCCGTAATCGAATGGGCGCGTCTGTAATATCTAGGCTGAAGGAGTCTTTTGGGGCATCCTTTACCGAGAGGGAAGGGGCGAAACTTGAGCAGTTCTCAGCGTCCTTTAGCAATACTACGGAGTCTAACATTAGACTTATTGACGGTATAATTAGCAGTGCGGAGAGTCGTGTAGGTAGGGCTGTTGGCTTAGCCGCTGATTATGGAAGCATGACAATCGCTAACGACCTGAGAGAGCGTAGAGCATTTAGGTACTCAGGGTACGAGTCAGACAAAGCTGGGACTGACGCTCAGATGTCGACGTCTGCCCCTAGCGGGTCTGATGGCCCCTCCGTTACACAGTTTACAGATGAAAATGGTAACAAGTGGTTCTGGGACCCTGAGTTCTCTCAATGGTTCAAAAAGTAAAAATAGGGGATTACAATGACTGATTTTTTAAAAGGGCTTCCGCCTGAGTTGCACCATATGGTGGTAGGTCAAAAAGAGGAAGATGCCCCTACGGTTCCTCAATACCCTCAACCGAGACAGCCGGAGCCGCCGTCAAGGCTGGAACAGGGCGCACAGACCGCGTCTGACTTCATAGGCGGGATGGCTACCGGCATGGGCGGCGGTATAGTCGGTGTTGGCGGCCCTGTAAATAATGCTGCTTCTATGTCTGGATACTACGCCGGGCAGGGAGCTTCGTGGGTAATGGGCGCTAAGGGCATAAGTACAGTTCTTAATATGTTAACTAAGGGTCCTAGCGCCTCTACGACAGCTCTTAACGTATTCCAACGTCTGGGACAGCAGAGCATCGCAGCGGAGTCTGGTATAGGTGCCGTCGCTGGTGTGGGCGGTTACTATGGCGGTGAGATCGGTGGTGACTTGATGGGAGCCGGTGGAGAGCTTGGCGGAGAATTTATAGGCGCAGCGCTTTCCTCAGTTCCTACAGCAGTTGCTCTTAACGGTTTGAGGACGCTGACGTCCGCTAGTAGGCAGTTGTTCCTTAATGACTCTATACCAACGGCTGAGCAGTTAAAAGGCGCTTCTGACGTTCTGTATAAGGCACTTGACGACTTTGGAGTCACCATTGACGGGGCGAAGATCGTTCCGGGGTTGGAAGATTTCGCATACAGGGAAGGTATAAAGTTCGGTAGCGACAATCCTAGCAGGATAGGTAGGAGCATAGAGATCATAAAGAAAGCCGCTGACGAGGGCAGGCTTACGTATGGGGTGCTTCAGAGAGAGATAGAGGCCCTGTCTCCGTATGCAGGAGGTTCAGATACAACCGCTGTTGCTTATAAGAACGCTGTTGACTACCTTAAAACTACAATGCTTGATACGAGTAAGAAGAGTAACATCGTCCTCGATAACATCCGGTTGCCGGGTAAAGACGGGGAGGCTTCTCGCAAGGCTGTGGCTATGACGCTTGAGGAAGTCGTAGAGACGGCTGGTAGGACGTATCAGCGATATAGTTCTGACCGTGCAATTAACGAGGCGTTCGATAGGGCGTACATTCAGTCACTGGAGAATGTAAATAAGCAGGGTACGCCCGTCTGGAAGACTATGGATAAGACATTACGTTCATTAGTTGAAGGAAACGGACAAGGCAAATACTTAGACGATAGGCAGAAAGCTGTTCTTAAGAGGGCCTTAGAGGGTACATCTTTAGAGGAGATATTTAGAAGACTTGGTAAGTTACGGTTTAACTCTGAGGACTTTGTACGGACTATGATAATGGGAGCCGGTGTTACGTCTATTGGCGGAGCTGTTGGAGGCGTACCGGGCGCTGCGACAGGTGCAGGGCTGTCAACGGCAGGGTTCCTCACCGCTCACGTTATAGGTAAGGCAGCACATAATCGGGCAGCTAATATGTTTGAGGGTAACGTCAGACTCGCTCAGCAGGCTATCAGGGCTGGTAATGACCCTGTTAGGGCGTATCGTGCCTATCAGGCTACTGTACCTAAGCCGCAGCAGAACCCAGAAGACTTAGCTATGCTGTTCATAAGGAATAACGTCGATACTGGCGATCTAGCTAATATAACAATAAGCAAGGGGAGCTACCTGCTATCCGACGCCGTGATGCTTACTAATGCTATGAGGACTCTCGGAGCTAGTGAGGATGAGAGGGCGGAGGCGATAGCTCGACGTAGGCAGGCAATACAGCACGCCGATGCTCGAAGGAGTGGGCAGGTGCCTAGTCTGGACGTTCCGACAGTTCCTAATCGCTTCCAAGGACGTTAGAGCTGCACAGAGCGTAGTTTTAGCGACGATAGCGACGGGGTATAGTTACCTACTACCTCATCGTTATCGTCGCTTCTACACTAGAATAGACACGTCTGAGGGCTATTACAGCTCACAGGCGCCGCCTTTACATGCCAACTCTTGCGAGCTGGTAGTAGTATCGTCTCTCTCCACGACATCCCACTCTATTGTTGTGGGCATCTCAGCTTCGAGTAGCTCGAATGTGCCTCGACTTATAGGTTCATAAGGGGCTTGCTGGTAGACGTGACCGTCATACGGCAGGAAGCTTATCCCACTCACCTTATCGAAGTTATTATAAATCCATTGACCGATCTCAAGGAACTCGTGGTCACGGTAGTAGACTGTGACGCTAGGCTTGTGCTCACACCAGTGGTCTTGGAACTTCTCCCACAGATCGAGCTGCTCTCTAGCGCTCACCTCATCGGCTGTA